TAAGTTTTGGGAGACATCGTGGAATGAAGATCACGATGAGTGATGCCTTTCAAAGACCCAGATAAGAGACGAGCCTACCAGAGAGAGTATCATAAAAGACACTATCTCAATAACCTTGACAGGTATAAAAACAAAGCAAAAAGATGGAACAGGTCTCAAAGACGATGGGCAAGAGAGTTTATATCTAGAGTAAAAAAATTAAGTCGATGTATTGATTGTGGTCAAACTGATATACGAGTATTAGACTTTGATCATGTAAGCGGAAAGAAAATAGGCAATGTATCAGATTTAGTAAATGGATCTTATTCAATAGAAAAAATTAAAGAAGAAATTAGAAAGTGTGAGGTTAGATGTTCTAACTGTCATAGAATTAAAACAATGGAACGCAGGAAAAAATGAAAATGCGAAAGCTAGAAATTAAAGTAGAAAAGAAGCGTATTAAAAGAAAAGGAGTACACGCTAAGAGTAAACATTCTAAAAGCAAGAACTCTAAAAACTATTCTAAGAAATATGCTGGTCAAGGTAGATAACTATGATGAGCAAGCTATTAGCATTTGTCCCGAGGGTACGCAAGGTAAAAGTATTGAGATCGGTGGGCTACTCATTATTCTTCCCACTCAGCCTCCCAAAAAAGAAATTGCAGGATATGGAAAGCCAAACAACATGCAGTTGTGGGAGAGGGTTTCTATGCCTCAGGAGTTGTCTAGGATTAAGTCTATGGATGAGTGGGGGGAGATGCCAAGGGAGTTTCGAGAAAAGTTTTCTGCGTATATCGAAGAGGAGTTTCGCCGTAGGCGTAACGGCTTTTGGTTTTTCAATAATGGTGAGCCTACATATATTACGGGTAGGCACTACATGATGCTTCAATGGACTAAGATGGATGTTGGCTATCCATCTTATCTTGCATTTCAACGTGAGATATTTATACACCTTGCTGCTTGCGAGTCGGACCCTCGTTGTATCGGTCAGCTATACACTAAGTGCCGTCGTTCTGGATACACTAATATCTGTTCTTCAATCCTCGTCGATGAAGCTACGCAGATTAAGGACAAACTACTCGGCATCCAATCGAAGACGGGTAAAGACGCGCAAGAAAACATCTTCATGAAGAAGGTGGTCTATATGTTTAGACACTATCCATTTTTCTTTAAGCCTATACAAGACGGTACCACTAACCCTCGTATGGAGCTTGCCTTTAGAGAGCCCTCTAAAAGGATTACTAAAAACAACAAGACGTCTCAAAAAGGTGAAGCCTTAAACACAGTTATCAATTGGAAGAATACTACCAACAATGCATACGATGGTGAGAAGCTGCACATATTATATCTCGATGAGGCAGGTAAGTGGGAGAAACCCACAGACATCAGAGATGCCTGGAGGATACAGCGCACTTGTCTTATTGTAGGTAGAAAGATTGTAGGTAAAGCACTAGTAGGTAGCACAGTAAATCCTATGTCTAAGGGCGGTAAGGAGTATAAAGATTTATGGGAAGATTCTAATCCTTTAGAAAGAAACAAGAACGGCAGAACTCGTAGTGGTCTTTATCGTTTGTTTATTCCTGCGTATGAGTCATTAGAAGGTTTTTTTGATGCTCATGGATATCCTGTTATTGAGGATCCCGATACTGCAGTATCTGGCCTTGACGGTGACTCTATTGATATTGGAGCAAAGACATATTTAAAAAATGAGAGATCATCATTAAAACATAATGCATCAGAAATGAATGAGGTGATTCGTCAGTTCCCATTTACATCTGATGAAGCCTTTAGAGATAGTATTGAAGGCAGTGTATTTAATATCGGTAAGATCTATGAGCAGATAGAGCATAATGAAGAGCTATATCCTAACCCTGTAGTGGTAGGTAACTTTATATGGAAGGGTGGAGTTAAGGATACAGAGGTAGTATTTACCCCAGATCCTAATGGAAGATTTAAAGTTTCATGGATGCCACCTGTTGAGTTGCGAAATAAAAAAGCAACAGTTAAGGGTAAAAGAGTTGCTCCTAATGCTGAGATGGGTTGTGGTGGTGTTGACTCCTATGACCTAGATGCTACTGTTGATGGGCGTGGATCTAAGGGTGCTCTGCATTTATACAACAAGTTTCATATGGAACACCCATCAAATATGTTTGTATTAGAGTACGCATCACGCCCACCACTAGCAAAAATATTTTATGAAGATGTTCTTATGGCTGCATTCTTCTATGGGTACCCACTGTTAATTGAAAACAACAAGTACGGCATTGCAAGATACTTTGAATCAAGGGGTTATGATGGGTATTTAATGGATAGACCCCAGCATCTCAAAACAAGCAGTGCCAAGGTTAAGGTAAAGACTAAAGGAATCCCATCAAACTCTCAAGATATCATTCAGTCTCATGCTCATGCTATTGAGTCATACATACATGATCATGTGGGTATCAACTATGAAACACTTGCTGCTGGTAACATGTATTTTAATGACACCTTAGAAGATTGGATAGCATATAAGATAGATAACAGAACAAAATTTGACTTGACAATAAGTTCAGGTCTTGCACTTTTAGCTGCTCAAAAGGTTAAAAAGAAAAAGGTGCAATCATTTGATGAGCGTCGCTTTTTTAGACGATATAAGGTCATAGGGTAATTCCTTATATTTGTGCCATATACTCTTTTGTAAATGAAACAATATAGCGGTAAGAAGAACTTTCCTGATCCACTTGCTTCTCAAGAGCAGAAGGAAAGTAAAGCATATGGATTGAGATACGCTAAAGCTATTGAGTCTCAGTGGGGTAAAAGGTCGGATAGCAATTCTTTGTTTTCTAAACGATACGATTTATTTAAAAGAAACAAAGATTATGCTACAGGTGTGCAAGACACTAGCATTTATAAAAGACTATTAAATAATGTTGATCCCAATGCAGGGGATGGCAGTTTAATGAACCTTGATTTTACTCCAGTTCCTATTCTACCAAAATTTGTACGAATTGTAGTAAATAAGATTTTAGGTAGAAATCTTTATCCTAATCTAGAGGCTATTGATCCTTTGTCTTCTTCTGAAAAGAATAGAGACAAAAAAAGAATTGAGATCCAGGTTGCTTTAAAAAAGCAGCTTATGGCATTTCAACAAAAGACTGGTGCTACCATTGGCATGGACCCGTCCATGATTCCTGACACTGAAGCTGAGGCTGAAATTTTTATGGGGGAGAATGTAAAGAGTGATGCTGAGATTGCTGCACAGGTAGCAACTAACATGACTTTATCCTGGAACAACTTCGATGATAATATATTTAGGCGTTGCGTTAATGATCTAGCAACCAATGGGATGGCTGTGGTTAAAAGATCTAATGATCCAAACCACGGAATCAAGACTCACTATGTCGATCCTAAAGATTTTATTCATAGCCAAACAGATGACCCAAGCTTTGAAGATATTACCTATGCTGGTCATGTTCGAAGTATGCCTATACAAGAGCTAAAGCGTATTGCTAGTGGTGAGTTAGAAGAGGAAGACTTTGAAAAGATTGCCAAGAAGGTTACTGGTAAGATGGGGTCAGGCTATCAGTACGATCAAAAGATGGGTAGAAATGTCTATGATTACGATGAGTATTCAGTAGATGTTTTGGAGTTTGAGTTTCTATCTACTGACTGTATGTTCTTTGAAGAGAAAGAAAATAGATTCGGCAATAGAAACTTCTTTTATCAAGGCTTTGACTATAAAGAAAAAGCAGGGAGTGTCTTTGAGCGAAAGCCTCATAAGATGGAGGTTGTCAATGTATACAAAGGATACTTTGTTATAGGCACTGACTATTTGTTTGGGTATGGTAGAATGCACAATGTGCCTAAGAATATCCATGACATCAGCAAAGCACGAATGTCTTATTCTGTAGTAGCAACTAATCTCACAGAGATGATGCCTAAGTCTATGGTATCTAGTTGCGTTGGGTTTGCAGATATGCTGCAGCTGACCCACCTTAAGATTCAACAAGCCATCGCTAAGGCTAAGCCAGATGGATTGATCATTGACATTGAGGGCCTTGAGAATGTTCAACTTGGAAAGGGTGGTGAGTTACAGCCACTGGACCTGCATGATATCTACGAGCAAACTGGCGTCTTCTACTATAGGAGTAAGAACCCAGAAGGTGGTTTCCAAAACCCACCTATTCGTGAGATTGGAAACAGTATTAGAAACATTAATGAACTTGTTGGGCTGTACAACCACTACCTAAGAATGATCCGTGATACCACAGGAATCAACGAGGTTGTGGATGCAAGTACACCAAAGTCTGAAGCCTTGGTGGGGGTTCGTGAGCAGGCTATCGCAGCATCAAACAATGCTACATATGATATCACCAATGCGTCTATGATTCTGTATAAGAATGTATGCAACGACATTGTCAAGTGTTTGCAGATCCTTCCCGAAGAATCTGTGATCATGGAGGTGTAT